AACGAAGACGGCAAAGGTTCGCTAGGCGAAACAGGAGCACAATAATGAGTTATTTCAGTAAATTCCCACTAGTAAAAAGAAATGGCGTGACTACGCTAGATATCACTAGACGACCAAAGATTAGTAAATCAATATCAGCCTATCAATATCTTCCTTATACAGTAGAAGAAGGCATGAGACCAGAAGACGTAGCATTTCTTTACTACGATGATGCTGAGTTAGCATGGTTAGTACTATTAGCTAATAATATTATTGATCCATACACACAATGGCCTAAGTCTTCCGGTAATCTTGACGCATATATTAAGAAGCAATACGCAACAGCATCAGGCACAACAGGTGATGCAGTAATAGTATGGGCACAAAACACAGCTATCACTAATAATATTAAACATTATAAGAGTAAGTTCGTAAGTGATGTCAAGATTAATCACGCTACGTACACAGCCAATCCGAGTGCTGAGTGGATACCTGTTCGCATGTATGATTACGAGTTTACTTTAAATGAAAACCGTAGACAAATTACCCTATTTAATAAGAACTATATGGGTCAAATCAGTGAGTTGTTAGAGAAGAGTTTAAATGGGCAATAAAACAGCAAGTGCAACAGAGTCAGGCTTCTATGAACTCATAAGTTTTAGGATACGCCCTCAGAGTGTAGCCCCTGGTTCAGCTTCTGGCGTTGAGATGAAACAACTCGTTGGTGACTGGCAATTAAGTGAAAGCATGGATACACCTAATGTGATGGGTTCTGCTACTATATTAGATGCAGAAGGTATTATACGTAAGTTACCTATTATTGGTGAAGAGATCATTACTATTAAATACACTGATTTCTATGGTGAGACAGCGACAAAAGAATTTTTTTGCTTTGGTCTAAGAGCATTATCACCTGCAACTGACGCAAGCGATAACGTATTATCATATAAGCTAGACTTCACGACAGTCGAGAACGTTGTAGCATCTAGAAAAGAAGTCGCAAAGGCATATCGCAATGTAACTATATCAGAGATGGTTAAAGCTTTATACAATGAATACTTTATCGACAGTTCAAACATCACAGGTATACCTAATAAGCCAATAGAGGTAGAAGATACCATAGGTAATCACACGCTGATCATCCCTAAACTCTCTCCCCACGATGCTATGCTTTTCCTCGCCAGAAGAGCCTACGGCGGTGAAAATTCTACAAGCAATTATAAGTTCTTTGAAACACGAGATAGCTATTTCTTCTGTACACCCGAGTATCTTCACAAGAAATATGAAGAGCAACACATGACAAAGAAAGGTCTGGAAGATAATAATCTAATGTTCTATACTAATAAGGTGACAGACGATAACACACCTGATGGTCAGCTAGTGGCACAACAGACAGTAAGCAATATAAGCTACGGCTCACCTACTAATACAATAGATGAAGTCAAGGCAGGAACATTCAAACGTTCTATACTAGAGATAGACATTCTTAATAGAACAACAAGTAGACTATCATATGACTATAGAGATCATTTAGATAAGAATCCATTAGGTAAACTAAAGATCAATCACAGTGCAAGCTTTATTAATGACAATATGCCTAGTATAAGAGAAGACTATGTGATTAAAGACTATAATACACCTGGACAGATAGAGCGAGACAATCGTTATTATCCATTTTACACAGAGGTTTTGAATAATGGTAGAGTATTTAATTCTCATATGAGCAAGTACACAATTAATTGTATTTTAAGTGGTCGAATCAAGCTAGTTCCCGGAATGGTTATATTTGTAATGGTGACCCGTAATGAAGTAGGTAAGAATCCAGTCACAGACAAAGAAAGAGACGGCTATTACATGATCACAGACATAGTGAACCAGCATATGGAAGACAACTATACGCAGTCTGTACTGATGACTAAAGGAGGACTCACAAAGGACTTTGACAGATCGTTCTTGCCTTCTACTGCCGATAGCATAGTTGACCAACTTATAGATGGAGTAATAGGATGAGTGCAGGCTTTAACAATTTACTATGGTTCGTGGGAGTCGTAGAGTACAGAGAAGATGGTGCCAATGATGGTCGTGTGAAAGTACGAGCGTTTGGTATCCACAATGAAGACAAGAATGAAGTCTCTACGAGTGATCTACCATGGGCGATAGTTATTGACGGCTCATATGGAGCATCTTCTAGTATACCTGATGTAGGTGAATGGGTGTTTGGATTCTTTATGGACGGAGTTGATGCACAACATCCTATGATACTAGGAAGAATACCAGGCATTAACTTGCAATTACCAGCAGAAGCAGGCGCACCTAATGAAGTGTCTATGATACCTACTGCATCTGTACATAAGTTTGGTAAGCCACCTATGCATAGAATGATCTCTGGTGAAGATGCTGAGATAGGACAAGCAACGTTACAGCAAGCCTCTAAGAAGAATAACATAGAGTCTGCTACAGGAGAAACATGGTCTGAGCCACCTATTATAACACCAGAAAGAAACCTTGACAATAGAGTCTATACGAGTAAGAACGATAATAACTTTGTTGTCCTATCTGATAGTGATGATGGCGAGGGTACTTACATACTGATCTCTCATAGTAGTGGCAGTGCAGTACAAATTGACTCACAAGGCACCGTGTTTGTCAAGTCTTTTGGTGATACATATAATAGTTCCGAAGGCTTTACAATGAACCGTACTGACAAAGATATGCATACGAATGTCGGGGGTGACTGGGCGCTTAAAGTAGAACGAGGATCAGGTAAGGTCTATATCAATGGAGACTTAGACATAGAGTGTGAGAACTTTAACTTGACAGCCCGTGGTGTTGCTAACATCAATGCGGGTACAGCTACGAACATCTCTGGTGGTAAGGTAGGCGTATTCGCTACAGCAGATGATATTAACCTAGCCGCTAATGCTAACGTCAAGATGAAAGCCGGTACTGCATTAAACTTTGGAGGAATCTATCAACAAGCCCTATTCGGTGATGTGCATATTGATTCATATAAGATGAACTTATACAGTACTGCCTATACGAAGATTACATCATTAGGTACGCCAGCTATATCTACACAGACGCTACCATATCCTGATGTGAGTCACAAGGGTGTTGAGATTAACTCGGGTGCTTTAGTACATCTAACTGCTCCTTCTGTATCGATGCAAGGGCTAGCCGCTGTTGTCAACGGGACTACTAATACTACTATAGCAGGTGCCACAGTAGATGTCAAGTCTTCTTTGCTACTTAATTTAGAGTCTACAGCTATTGCTAATGTGAAAGCTACCACTATGCTCAACATACAGAGTGCTACAGTACTTAATCTGAAAGGTGGTACCGCAGTCAACGCAGATGCAGCCGCAGTCAACTTAGGTATGACTACAGGCGCCGCAACAGGATCAAATGCAACTACTTTAGTAACAGCACTCGCTACTCTACGTGGTACTCAAGTAGGGTTCCCAGCTGCCCTTCTTAGTATAACAGAAGTTGCCGCTGTTGTCAACCCTGGTGATCTACCTGCTAGTAGAGTTGGTATCGGTTATACTACGGGTGGTAACAAGGCTACACGCCGAGCACCGCAAGCTACGAGTCGTATGAATGATGATACAACAGACGGGGCAAGCTAGTGCATAGTAACACTATAGTGTTAGTTCATAGTAACACACTTATTATAACTTGTCAACCATTAATTACACTAAATAGTATTAGTGGTTTAAAGACAATAGATAGAGATTACCGATGACTTCACATTGCGAGAACATTACACCGTTAGCATCTAGATATGATCCCTCAATATTAAGACTTGACAGTTCAGATTTTGGTGCTATACTAGACTCAACACTCATAGCTAACCTTACTGGTATTAATGACGGCACAGGACTCAATGGTGGTGTAGGACTTAACAGACAGACTCTCGTAGATGTAACAAATTTAACTAATAATATACTTGACTTATCAGATTTAACCAATTTCCCTACACTCAAAGATCGATATGATCAAGGACCAGTAACGTTTGTAGAGATAGCTGACTTCATTAATACGAATAGCTATGACATTGGCAACTTAAACACTGATATTAAAGACTATGTACCCTCTCCAGTCATGCCAGTACCTATCGATTCTTACTTAGGCGACTTAGATTACTACCTCAATAAGAACTTTGGTGCGTCAATCTCTGGTGGAATATGTGGATCATTCAATAACTTCTTCTCTCAACTCGCTGCCTTGTTCGTACTGATCGATGTAGCGACTGATCTTATAGGTGACATCAAGAATCTATCCGAGAAAGATCCTCTTAAGAAGCTTAAGTCATTGACTTTAAACGAAATTTTAAAGAAGATTAAGGACAAGATTCTAGAGATCGTTGATAAGGTAGTAGAACAATTGAAGAAGCGTGTTCGGCAGGTTGTTGCCGCTACTGTTGCTACATTAGGTAACATAGCAGGTGCCAGTCAAATGGTCTATAAGAAAATACAAGAGATATCTGATGATATCAATGAACTGTTCGAAGCTGATAGTATGGAAGAGTTTAAGAAGAAGATCGAAGCGTTTATGGCTAAGACAGCAGGGCAGTTCGAAAGACTTACTGTAGAGAATGTTGCATTAATGATGTTCCGATTCTGTCAGATGTCTGAAGTGATTGAAGGCTTGTTGAACTCATCAGTAGATAACCTAAAGAACCTTGCAACGTCTATAGCTATAGAGAACAAAGTATTGACAAGCATGGGACTAAAAGAGACAGAGAAAGCTGTAAAGAATGGTGCGATACGCATTGGTGCGGAAGACAGAATAGCAAAGAAAGCAGAAGCAGAGAAGCAGATCAATGCAAGCTCACCTAAGCTTACGTCCATAGTTAAAGGCGAACAGAGTAATTATATCACACCTGCCCAAGCAAGTCAAGAAGAACTTAAAACTATTTCAGCATTAACAGAAGATGGCATACCAGGCAAGTTTACATTCGCATCACAAGTAAAGAATCAGAATGACTACGAGGGCAAGAAGCTTAAGGGAGCTGGTTGGAAGAAGATAGATCAGCTAGTACTGATTAAGCTACTACGAGTATGTGAACAAACAGGAAAAGAATTCATTGTCAACTCTGGTTATAGATCACCTGTCTATAATAAAGAACAAGGGGGTGCTAGTACATCACAGCACATGACAGGCAAAGCCATTGACATTAAGGTAAAAGGATCATATGAAGACAGAGCATCAGTTGTTGTAGCTATGAGTCGTGCAGGCTTTACTGCTATAGGCATATACAGTTCATTCATACATGGTGATACACGACCAGGTAGAGTAAGTTGGGTTGCAGGCGAGCCTAATAACAAATCAAACTACCCAGTTCCTAAGTCACACCTAAGCGGAATGATAGCGTTAGCGGCACGACATGATCGTGACCAACTTCGTAACATTGTATAACGAACTGCATAAATAAGAAGAACACAAAGGTAATTACTAATGGCAGAGACGATCACACCACGCACAAGACAAGAGAGTTTATACACAGACTTTCATAAGGATCTTGCTCTCATTCCAGGTAGAAATGATCTTGCACGAAGAGTTAACGAGAACTCAGTAAGAGAAGCTATAAAGAATGTTATACTCACAGATCGTGGAGAAAGACTGTTTCAACCATTGCTAGGCAGCGACATACGTGCTACACTCTTCGAGAATGCCACACCCGCTACATTAATTATATTAAAGGACACTATAAGCGATGCACTGAAAGCATTTGAGCCTAGATGTAACTTAGTAGATGTAGAAGTACTAGGTGATGTAGACTCTAACTCGCTCACAGTAAACGTTGTTTTTAACGTCATAAATAGTGAAGCACCACAATCAATTTCAATAGGCATCGACAGGGTAAGATAAATGGCTAATATATCACCAGTAACTAATCTAGACTTCTTCGCAACAAAGGAAGAACTTAAGACTTTCCTTAAGAATCAGGATAGGTTTGCTGACTACGACTTCGATGGTTCGAACATGAATGTGCTACTAGACTTACTAGCATACAATACATTCTATAACAACTACTATTACAACATGGCATTGAGCGAGATGTTCCTTGACTCTGCACAAGATCGTAATAGCATTATGTCACACGCAAAAGAATTAAACTATCTGCCTCGTTCACGTAGATCATCTGTAGCTACTGTAACACTTAACATCACATCTGCCCAAGATTCAAACTACTTTACCATACCCGCTAATACATCGATGACAGGAAAGTGTGGTAGTACAACGTTTACATTCCTCACAGACAAAGCTAATATAGCTACACGTGTAGGCAATACAAACGTATTTAATATCACAGGCATGAAAGCATTTCAAGGACGTCTTATTACAGAGACATTGCCTATAGCTGACACAGTTATCTCTAACTCATTCATAGACACTAGTTCTTTATATGTCACAGTAAATGGTGTAGAGTACATACAGAAAGCAGACATCTTTGGTGTGAGAGCGACTGATAAAGTATTCTATATGCAAGCAGAAGTAGATGGCAAGTATTCATTACAGTTCGGTGAAAATAAATTTGGAGCCCAGCCAACATCAGCAGACACTATCTTAGCACGTTACAGAATATGTAATGGTGAAGAAGCGAATGGTGTATCATCATTCACTATAGCACAGAATCTAGGGGGTGCGTCAAGCATATCTGCTGTTGTTACCATCGCCTCTACTGGCGGCTTTTACAATGAAAGCATTGAGAGTATTCGTTCGTTTGCACCTAAGGCATTACAGGTACAAGATCGTGCTGTAACAAAGAGTGACTACGAGATACTACTACGTAATAAGTTTCCTTCTATTCAAGCTATATCAGTATATGGTGGTGATGAAGTAGATCCACCTCAGTTTGGTAAGGTCATC